AAGCGAAGTATCGAACCCCCAAGAACTTAAAGCTGCGTAATTGGGCGCCCGCCCGGACGCCCAATTAAAGCGCTCTTACTTCGTGCTAAGCAGTTGCAACAACAGGTCAGCGCGCGTCTTAAGGTCCGCGCTGATCACGTCCAGAAGCTGATAGGCCGCATCGGGATGTAACACGTTCCGGCGCATGCCTTCGGCGATGCCCGTCGAAGCTGCATCGAGCGCATCGATGCGCTGACGCAACGCTTCCACGTGACGAATCAGCTCCGCAGCGGGCGCGATCAATTCCGTGAGATGGTGAGCCATCAAGATCATGGTGTTTCCCTGTTTTGACTAATCGTTGTGGGCAGCTCGGTCACGTTTCACACGTGCCGAGTTTGTTCTCGCAAGAAATTGCACGTCAGAATATCAGCCGGCGCGCTTGCAGCCCACACAGACACATCAATGATTGTCGACACCACAAAGATTGCTGCACGATCCTCTACGCATCGTGCATTCGTTGCACATGTTCAATCGTGCACGATGTTCATTAGTCGCGCATCGTCGACGATGCACGATCGCGACGAAACACCCAGCACTTCACCGACACACCGCGACCTTCCACGATACGAATCGCGCTATTCACCGTGCGGTACGCGACAAATTTGCGCGCTCGGCTTTCCGGCAATAAGCGCTTAAGTTCACCATATGAGGGAACCTTTAACCCAAATTGTGTAGCGCGGCTTTGAAACTCCGGCAGGCTCACTGCAATCAAGTCATCGTCGCGGCTGTGATTGAGCTTCTCGCCCTGATCCGTTTCGTTGAGATGATCGAACAGCTCCCAAAACTCCTGCACGATCGGATGATCCGCGTTGATCGCTTGCTGCCGTTCCACCGCCATCTGCGTGAGCATGTCGAACGCGGCACGCTTCTGGTCAGCGGTGATCGGCACAACATGCTCCAACGCATCCACCAGCGCCATGATCTGCGCGTGGTTCTTGCAGATGCGCACACTCTTCAGATTCGGATGCGCCTTGAGCATCGCTTCGTAGCCTGGCCCGAACTCCGCTAGGGTGGCGAGGATCTTCTTTTCGCGCCGTACGGCAGCCAGCACAAAACCGCTCACCTGTTCCGCCGGCCAGTTTTCGAGCGCCTTGCCGGCCACGCTGCCTTCGGGCGTGTGACCGCTCTTGTCGAACTTGAGATGCACAATGCGCTGCAGGATCGCCTCGCTGGCATCGACCACGGCGTTCTGACTGATGACGACGGTGCCACGAAACGGTGGCTCGTAGGTTTCGTTGCCGGCGCTCTTGATGCCACGTGCACGCCCGATGCGGCCGTTGTAGAGCGGCTTCAACTCGTCCCAGTCAAACTGCTTGGCATGCAGTTTGTCCGAGCCGTTGGAGCGATCAGCCTCGATCATCACAATGGGCAGGTTGCCGACCTGGCCAAAGGTGCGCGTGCGACCGGCCAACGTGCTTTTGGTCGGATCGACGCCTTCGTGATCGCGGCCCAGTAGCTTCCACAGGAACTCCAGCAGCGTGGTCTTGCCGGCACCGGCCTCGCCGATGACTTCAAGGAAGGGAAAGCTTTTGTCGCGTGCGCGGATCTGTTCGGCAAACAAGCTGCCCAACCAAAACGCGAGGGTAACCAAACCCTTTACGCCGAAGGCCGTCCACAGGTTTCCGAACCACGCGTCGGTGTAATCGGCGCGATTCGTGTTGATCTCCAGCTTCATCGAGTGCAGCAGGCTCTTGATGTTGAGCTTGCCGATCTCGAAGTAATCCTCGCTGTTCAATTCGTACAACGCGCCATCCTTCACGGCGACATCACCCAGCACATAGGTGCCGTGCTCTTTGCTGTAGCCGATGAAATCGATCGTTTCCACCGACTTGATGACGGCGAGCTGCTCTTCCATCAAGCGCATCAGTTGCTGGGTGTTGCCGGTAAAAAGCCCGCCCGGGCAGATACTGGCCAGCCGCTTGCCAAACTCGGACGCCGCCGTGATCTGACTGCCGATGAAGGTGTTCTTCACCGCCGGCCGGTCGTCGGGCTGGCTGACGCGGAAGTAGTACCAACTCTCGTCCGTGACATCGTTGCGCTGGTAATACAGCGCACGTGGATAGCACGTACTGATCGGCATGACGGCATTGCACTCCTGCAGCGCCGCGTTCCGAATGTCGTCCTCCGCGAGACCGTTGTCCTTGTCTTCCAGTGCATCTCGCGCCTTCGCGTATTTGGCGAGATCCAGCTTGAACCACCACAGGCGGTTCCCGAACTCGAACGGAAACTCGGCCTTGTTCCCTTCGCCGTAAATGAGCAGCGCTTTCTCGCTCGGCGTACGCGCAATGAGCAGCGCGCCTTCGTGCAGGTAGCGCTTGATGTCGTTGGGACCCAGTCGATCGCGCTGATGCAGATCGTTCCAGTCGATTTTGCTGCGTCCGTTCTGCTTGATCTGTGCGGCTTTGCAGTCCCAGCCTTGCTGGCGTGCCTGCTTCACCCATTTGCGGATGTAGCGCTGGCCGGCACCGTCGTTGTCGGTGCCATCCGTATCAAGCGCCCACACCAACGTCGGCCGACGTCCCGCACGCAGCGTGGCGAGTTGCTCCAACGCATGGTGTGGATAGTTGTTGCAGGAGAGCGCGGCCACCGCGGGGATGCCGTGCAGCCACAACGCGATGGCATCGAAGATGCCCTCCACGATCCAGACCTCATCTATGGTCGATAGATCCAGGCCCGGCGGTACCCACCAATGCCCCGCATGCTGACTGCCGAAGTTGAAGCGGGCCTTCTTCTTGCCGAACCGCTGCGGTCGGTCGATCAGACGTTCCCAATAGCCGCCGCCCGGCAACGGAAACCGCACCGTGGCGGTGCTGGCATCCAGCTCGCGATCGACATAGCTTTCCTGCGTGTAGCAGCCGCGCAAGCGCGCGATGTCGAAACCGCGCGCGTGGGTGAGATACGCATCCGCCGCCGCATGCGGGTTCGTCTCGGTGACCTGGAAGCGCTCCGACCAGCTTTCAAAGAGGTCACTGTAGAGATCCTTGACGTGCCCTTCCCAGCCGCACTTGTTCTCGCGCCCGCATCGCACCACCCACGGATGCTCGGCGTGGGTGTAGAGCTCCTTCTTGCCGCACTGCGGGCAGCGGCCTTCCCGCAACCATTTGCCTTCCTTGTCCTTGAACGCGTAGTCCCGGAGCAAGCGCTGGGTGACGTCCTGATGCAGCGTCGTGTTCATGCGTCGCCGCCACGCGCCGCGATCCAGGCGTTGATGGCGCTCTCGCGCCACCCGACTAATTTGCCGCCCAGGCTGACGGCGCGCGGAAAATGACCTTTTGCCATCTGTCGGTAGATCGTAGCGGCCGATAGACCACACCGCTCACGCACCCGAGGGAGACGAAGAATGCAGTCCTTCGGTGCCGGCGATCCTAAGCTTTCGTGTTCCGCCGTTGCACTCACGGTGCCGTCCCCGAGGGCGGAACATCCTGCTGTGCCATCGCGGCGCGGTAGTGATGGGCTGCCGCGATGAGTGCGCTTCCTACTTCGATGGCTTGGTCGAGGGACAGATAGATGCTGGCCGGACCGGCGTGCAACGCCACCGGATGCCGGGTATCGGTGAACGCACTGGTGGTGACATCGAGGTGGCCATCGGTCAGCGCGATGGTGGTGTGGCTGGATAAGGCGGGAACAAGGTGACTGTGCATGCGCATGCCCTCAATGCGTCGTCACCGCGGCTTCGTGGCGCGCGGCATGCTCGCGGGCGAGGCGAATAAGGTCGGCAGCGGTGAACGCGATACGGGCGCGTGTGACCGGGTCTACCACGAAGACGGCAAAGCTTGTGCTGTGCGTGAGATCCACGTGCGCCTTCGTCGCACACGCATCCAATTCGCCCAGCGCCTGCAGCGCAATGATGTTGGCGCGCTCCGCGGTGGCACCTTGGTCTTGCAAGTGCTGCGCACAGCGTCCGACCAGGTGATGCCGATCGTGCGTGAGATGTTCGGCCTGGTGGGCGAGCAGGTAGCCGATGGCCACCTCGTGCAGTTTGGTCTGCGACATGGTGAAGTCTCTCCGGGTTGTGGGGAAGGCGGATTAGCCGGCCGGGGGGATGGCCGGTTCGTGACGGCTCGCCGCGCGCGACGCGGCAAGCGGGATGCAGATGTCGGGATTGGGGATGTCGCTGGGGCACAGCGTGCGAATGGCTTCGAGCCCGGCGACCCAGATATGCCCGCAGGCGTCGTTCTGGCACTCGAAGCGCACCTCGCGGTACGTCGGGGTCAGCAAGTCGCTGCTGCGTGCCCTGGCGAAGCTCAGGCAATGCGGGCACTTCACTCTGAAGCGGCTCTCGCGCCTTGCGGATTCTGAACGGACCGGGTGACGGCTCATGCGCGATTCACTCCAGCGACCGTATTCATGCATCCCGCAGGGGCCGGCACAGCCACTGCGCTCTCGTAGCTTTCCAGCCCGCGCAGGTACATCTGACGGGCAAAGGCCGCGCTGGAGCAGTCATTCCGGCGAACGTGGGCATCGTGTCGGGCGCGCTCGGGGGCGAGCAGGCGCAGGGCAATGGCCTTTTTTGTGACCCCTCTTGGGGAATAGCGAACGGACGGTTGGCGCATGCTCGGCATGGGGTACGATGGCCTCAATGTGTCACACAATTCGCAGGATACACGCAAATTGCATTATTGCAATACGTGAACTGCATGATTTACGCAAAATGAGGGAGAGAGGCGTGGCCGAATTTGATGCAGCACCGATCATTGACCGGATGCAGGAAGTGGTCGGAGTACGAACGGATATCGCACTGGGGCAGCATTTTGGCTACGGCACCAGCACCGTGAGCGGTTGGCGGACCCGCAACAAAGTGCCCTACGAAGAATGCATGATCCTTGCAAAACGCAAGGGCGTCAGTCTGGACTGGCTGCTCTTAGGTACAGGCGCGATGCATGGGGATGCCGCACCAGCACCGATTACAGAGGGGCATGGTGCCGATCCACGCATGCAACGGATCGGCGGATTCGTATCGCACTGGATAGCCACGCACAACGAAGACGAAAAGGCCTGGCTGGAAATGCAACTTGCACGCGCCGTGCCGGAATATGCCGAGTGGGTGGCCACTCGCGGAAAATCATAATCAACTTGGAGCCCACACAAGATGGTGTGGATGACAGAGTTTTTCAGGCAACCAATTTTCGACCGCGGCAGGCCGCGACCCCTTCACTGTTGCAGGCGGATAAGGAAGAGCGACTTATGAACCATATTGACGTCGACAAGTACGATCCAGCGGATGAGCCGACAGGCGATCGCCTTCACCGGCTGGTCAGAACTGCCATTGGATTTATTCCTGTCGGGTCCGGCGCCGCCCTCGAAGTCTGGAACCAGTTAGTTGAAGATCCTTATCAGAAACGACGGACGAAATGGCTTCAGGACCTGAGCGAAGCTCTAAATAACGTTAGCGATGTCGTTGAAGAGATCAAGAACGATGGCCGCCGCCAAGACGCCATCCTTAGCTCGATCTTGCAATCTACTGATATCGCGATTCGAACTGGGGATGCCGGTATACATGAACGGCTCGTTTCTATTGTTCTCAACACGATCAAAGATCAGAGTCCGAATGAAGAGTTGCTCTCACTATATCTTTCGACAATCAGGCAGTTGACATCGAGCCACCTGGAGCTTTTGCGTTGGATTTCCTCACGGGAGCGATATGGAAGTGGATCGGACTTGGAAAACCAAGAACGAGCATTTTTTGTGGAAATTGACAAGCTCAGCGGAATATCAACGGACATTCCGAAGAATAGGTTGCTTAAGGATCTGGAGTCGCTTTCGTTAATTTATTCACCAGAACATTCTCCGTGGAGATCTGGTGGAACTAATTATTGCACTATGACTGTTACCCACTTTGGTGGTGGTTTTACCGGCTACATTTCGAGCGTGAATTGATGAAGCGAACGGTCAGACGAAACGAGCGAAAGGTTATCGATTGTCGACCTTTCTTTAATGATGGCTCGCTAAGTTGCTCCACCGCCACGATTCTCCAGTTCAATTCGCGTCATTAGTCCTTGCCCGTTGAGTGAATGCTCTGCACGTACGATGATCCAATCAGTAGCGTCGATTTCAGATTTGAAGTCGCGCACCCGTACGTGCATCTCGGGATAGAGGTCCGGTCGGCCAAGCGCAAGCGTGTACTCGAACGTCACGACCCCGCGAAGTAGTCGTCGATATTCACTTCGCGCGGCGCGCAATGCGTTGCTCTTGTTGGCGTAGATGGTACGCAAGGTCTTCACACCTTGCCCATCATCTGTGCCAACGAGCACCGATTCAGTTTTGCTTGTGTGTGCATTGTCGTACAGTGCTCGAATGCCACTGTAAGCATCCCTATCCGCTGCGTAGTACCGGTGCTGATCTCCGTCAGCGCGCACCAGCGTCACACTGGGCAACGGCTTGCCCGTGGCCGTCGTCCCCTGACCGACGGGACAAAAGATCAGCGCCCCCGACTTGATAGTGGCCACCGCGTCGTAGTGCTTGCCCAACCGCGTCAGAAAGTTGATGTCGCTTTCGTTGGTTTGTTCCAGGTGATCGACGAGTGCTTCAGCGAGACTCGCATGGCAACGTGGCGTAAGACCATTACGTCCAGCAAGCTCATGGATGATGGCGCCGACCGTCGTGTCGATATAACTCTGCTCACGCTGTTGTCGAAGATCACCACGCAGGTGCGCACTGCGTCCACGCAAGATGAGTTGATCGGGCGCGCCGCTGTGTTCCAACTCATCGATCGCGAACGTGCCCATATCGGTGAGGCCGGTGTCATCCCAGCCGAGCCAAACTTGCAGTGTGGCTGTTTTGGGTGGCAGCGCGAGTTGTCCATCATGGTCGCTCAGCTCGATATCGAGTTGGTCAGCGCTGTATTGCCGGCACGCGCTGACTTTGAGCGAGTTCAGGCGCGGTGCGATGGTCGAGGTCAGATCGCGGCCGTCGAGCGTGACTTTCCAGCGGGGTTTCGGATTGCTACCGCTCATGCGACACCGCGCATCCCACTGCCGTTGTTCACGGTCCCCGTGAGGTTGTCATTGCCGGGCGGCGCACTCTGCACGCGACCATCATCGGTGCGCGCAAGCGAGATCGTGAATTCCGTTCGTCGAGGTATACCGTCCTGCGTGAAGTGCGTGGCGCCTTCCTGCAGGTGATCGATCACCCACGCACCCAGCACATTGCCAGTACCGTCCACCAGCGCAAAGGCATCGCCGGTATCGGCCATAGTGCGCAATGTGGAGAGGCTCGCGCGCTTGCCGGCGATCTCCGGCACCAGCACGCCGTTCAACGTGATGGTGTCCTCGCCGGGCCCGACATATTGCCGCGCCTCACGCGCGCCGACGCGGCTGTTGCCGGGATGTCGCCACGCGGTCGAGCGGTGCAGCTCGTGGTACGCGAGATCCGGCAGTTGAAATACGAATTGGCCCAATGCCATCAGCATGCGTTACTCCGAATCGCTGAGCCGTGAGCGGTTCGCCGCGGCCTTGGCGCGCTCACGGCGATCCAGTTCCGCGGATACCGCCCGTGCCGTCGCATGGGGATCAACACCGGGCGCCGCGTGCACGGTGACCGCGTAGTTGTTGGTGACGGTGCTGCCCGTGTTATTTGCCTTGAGCGGTGGACGATCATCCATGGTCAAACCTGGCGGCGGCATCCGACCGTAGTTCCACTCCCACGTGCGCGGCGCGCTGCCTCCGCTGGAATCATCCTGGCCAAGCGACGCTTTCAATGAGCGCCATTTGCCGAGCAGCCAGTCGATCTTGTCGCTGATCCAGCGAAAGGCCGTCGCAAACGGTTGCTTGATCACCTCGGTGATGCCGCTCCAGTTCACCGTGATCCAACCGATGCACTCGCCGATTTTCGTGCCGAGCCACGTAAACGCCTGCACGACCCAGGTGATAGCCGTGACCGCGCTGGCCAGCACGGCGCCGAGCACGCGACCAAAGGTGACACCATTGGCGGTAGCGCCGTCCAATTGCTCGGACGTTGCCTGAAACGGTTCAAACAAACTGACGATCCAACGCCACACCGCACTCAGTGCATCGGCGATCACGTCCCATGCGGGTTTAAGCGGTGCGAGTGCAGTGCCAAGCGCGGACAACGCAGGCAGTAGCTCGTCGCGCAAACCGACACCAACGCCGACAAAGAACGCCTTGATCGGCTGCCCATACTTCCAGACCACGATGCCCAATGCCGCTACGGCAGCGATCAACGCCAACACCGGCCAGCTCACGCCCGTGATCGCGAGCATGGCCGCACGTGCGCCGGTTGCCATCGCGGGAAAGATGCTGCGTGCGAGTCCGCTCAGACGAGCCAGCATGCCTACACCGGCCGCGTCGCCGCCGGCTGCGGCACCACCACGCGCCGCCCATCCCAACCGGGCGCGTCCGATGGCGAAGCGCAGCAGCGCGAACTGGCCGATCAAGCCGCCCAGCACCACCATCAGGCCACCCGCACTCACCATCAGCGCCCCCAGACCACCGGCAACCAGCATCAGCCCCTTGGCAATGGCCGGATGCTTCTGTGCGCCGTCCGTCAGCGTTTTCAGCACCGCGACCAGTTGGCGCAAACCGGCCACATACAGCGGCAGCACTTCGCGCCCGAGCGTGAGATAGAGATTGCGTTTCTCCGCTTCGAGATCCGCCTCCTGACCCGCAGCAGTGTCGCCCGTCATGCGATACGTGTCATCGAGACCGGCAAACTTGCCGGAAGCATCGAGCTGTTTTTGGATGTTCGCGCGCTGCATGAACATGCCGGCGAAGAGATCGCCGCCCTTGCGCGCACTGAAGAGCGCATTGAGCTTGCTCACCACTTGGTCGTCCGTGAGCTTCCCGGTGGGATTAAGGCGCGGGATGACCTCGGCCATCATGTACTCGAAGGGGTTGCTCTCGTAGAGCGCCTGGTTCTTCAGCGCACCCGGCAACATCTTGGTGATGTGGCCGTTCTTGCCGTATTTGACGGCGTTCTTGTTGACCAGGCCGAGCTGCGCGAGTGCTTCCGCGGTCTGCTGCGTACTGCGCCCGGCTGCCCAGTTCTGATACGCCGAGGCAAAGCCGGTACCGGCACGCATGCCGCCCATTTCCTGGATCGTGTGCATGGCGCCGAAGAACAGCGCCTTCTCGTCCATCAGCTTGGCAGCGACACCACCGACCTTCATCGTTTCCAGGTAATCGGAGGGTTTGACCAGGCCGCCCGAGCCCACATACGCGCGGCTCATCATGTCCAGAAGATGCTGGAAGTCTTCCGGCGTCTTGGTCGCGTTGCGCAGCTCACCGGTGCGGATCGCATCGATCAGCTGATTGACCGTCTCCTGGCCATGGCCACCGCCGTCGCCATGCTCGGCCATCAACGCTTCGAAGGTGTATTTGGCCTTCAGCAACGACGGCGCCACCTGCACCGCTTCGTGCATGTCGCGAAAGATGGAATTCGCGTCCTTGAGGATCTCCATCTTGTCGTTGATGGAGCTGCCGCGCGTGGTGTCGTTGCGGACAAAGCGCTCCGCTCGCGCAACATCGACGTTGCTGACGCCTTGGGCGCGTAGTTGCGCGAGGTTGGTTTGATAGATTTTCGCTTCATGAATCGCCGGCTGCACCTGATCGATCAGATGTCGACCGGTTTGCATCGCGGCGTAGCCCGCGATCGACACGTTCGCGCCCATCGCCTGGCCGCGTGCCAAGCGTTCGCGGAGATTGACCAGCTGTTGGGCCTGCACGCCTTGCGCACGCAAGGCCGCCGTCTGCTGTTCCACGGCGCGCGTGGCGGTGGCCGCTTGCGTGCGCAGACGCGCTTCGGCGGCACCGAGGTTGCGTGTATCCATGCCCGCCGCGGCGAGTTCTTCGCGTAGCTGCTGCAGCTTACGGATCTGCTCGGCCTTCTGCGCTTTCAGATCACGCGCCTCGGTCGTCAGTCGCTTGAACTGACGGGATAACGCCGCCGTGGGCTTGTCGGTCTCGCGCATCTCGCGTGCCACGGCGGTGATGCGCGCCTGCAGATCCTTCATGCGCACAGCAGTGTCGCGTGTGCCTTGCTTGAGTTTTCGAAACTCGCCGGCTTTCTTCTGCACCTCGTCCAACTGGCGCAGCGTGTCGCGCGTCTTCTTCAACTGCTCAGCCGCGGCCTTGCTGGCTTCCTGCACCTTCTTAAGCGGTGCCGTGGCCTTATCCAGGGTCTGCAGCAAGACCGACAGCTTGAGATCCACACGTCACTCCGTACCGTTGCGCTGCCGAGCGCGCTCGCGCCAGGCCATCAGTTCATCCAGCTCGAAATCGGCCATCGCGGCGGGTGGCCAGTGAAACACCACCGCGATGTCCGCCATCACGTCCTCTACGCAGTAAGGAACACCGCTTTCTGCGAAGGCAGCAAAAAACCGACGATCTCCGCGCCGAGCTTCATGAGATCGCTGGGATCGAGGTTTTCGACGTCGGCACCGGTGAGTGTGGGCATGGACACGCGTGGTAGCACCTTGATGAGGGCGGACACGTCCAACTGCGCCAGGTCGGACAGGTTGACGCCGCGCAGCTCGCCGGACTTCGGTCGGCGCAGATCCACCGATGCGATGGTCTGCGTGCCGCGCACGATGGGAGTGTCCAGCGTGACGGTCACAAAGCTGGCTGGCGTGGTGGTGGGGATGTCGTTGGGTTGCGTCATGGTGCGCTCCAAAAGCAAAGGCGTGAGGGAATGCCCGCCGAACACAGCGGGCAAAGAGAGAAGAAAAGAAAGTTAGACGCCGAGCGCGCGGCGCTGATCAGCGAGCCGATCAATGCCGCCGACGTTAAAGATGAAGTTGAGCGGATCGATCTCGATCAATACTTCACCATTCACGGTGAGCTTGTAATAGGCACAGCTTGTCGTGAACTTGTGCTGGGTGTTGTCGGCCGGCTTCGCGGTACCAAAATCAATTTCCTTGTGACGACCGCGGACCACCACTTCCACCGCATCCGTGGCGCCGGTGTCATCACGCTGATACGCACCGGCAAAGCGCAGCAGACAGCCGACAGCGCTGGTGATACCGAATTGCTTCAACGCATCCAGCATGAGGCCACCAGCCGTCCATTCGAGCGTGATGAGCTCGCCGCCGAGGTCGACTTCCACACCGGTGTCCATGCCACCGCCGCGCCACTCTTCCATCTTGCGGCTGAGCTTGGGCAAGGTGACTTCGGCGATCTGGCCGAGATAACTGTTGCCGTTGTTGAAAAGGTTCAAGTTCTTGAGCTTGCG